CAACCTTGCCATGATTATTGTATTTCATAAATCTTGATAAACTTTTTATCCCCCCAAAATTACTGACTTGATATGATCCTTCATAACCAACTACATCTTTCCAGATTTCCATTTTGTACCTCCTTACAGGTTTATTATTTTGAGAGTAATCCAAGCGTAAGGTCTTGAAAACGGTTGCATCCGCTGTCCTCTCGTATATTAATATAAATCATTTATACTAAATATGCAATAAATATTTTAACTTTCCTCCGCAAAATCTTCGGCCTGTAAAATTTTAAACGAAATCGTCCCCGTGGCTAACGCCGTTTGGAACGTGTACTTTACTTTATTTCCGGTCACATTTGGTGGTAGATATGTGTCGGGAACGCCTGTTGCTGGGACTGCTGTATAACCTGCTCCAGCTTGTTGATATTCCCACCCATCAGTTGATTCAGAACTATTGTTAGTCTGCGTAACCGCACCATCAGAATCATAGGAATAAATAAGGAAAAAAGCTGCATCTCCAAGCACCAAATCAGACATAGTTGCTATAATAACCGGCGTTGTATCTTTGTCCCATGTATAACTGTTTAACTCACCTAATCCAGTCATTACATTGGGTAAATTATTTATCGTTACTGTAGTTGTTGATGCTGTAGCCGCATCTCCACCTGTTGGAGACGCATCATAAGGCGTTATTCTGAATGTAATATCTTTTTTTGCTGATGAGCCTAAATCTGTTCCGGTATCCCATTCAAAGGTATGGGCACTTCCTGCCGCCGCCGCTGTTAAACCGGTTATTGCATCTCCACCGCTGCCTTTGGTCGCCGTTGAATAATCAGCATCAGTAGACCGTTTATATTCAGCGACTATTCTACTTGTTGTTGCTGATTTATTTGTTAATGTATAATTAACTGTAACTGTTTTACTTGTATCTGTTATACTTAATCCAGACACGAGTGTATTGCCAGTCGTAATCGTGAAACTCAAAGCAGCGGTAAGAGGCCCATAAGCCAGTCTCCTGAAAGACATCATCGCCGCCGACCAGTCACTATAAGCTGACTCGGCAAGTAATTCATTACGTGCTTTTACACGGAACTTATAGGATACATCTTCCGATAATGCAACGCCGCCATTTAGCGACGCTGTAATATAGGTTGTCCATGTTGCATCAGTCTGCCAATCTTCAGCACCCGTATCAATTGCGCCGGTAGATTGAGTTAAAAACCCTGTTGTCCCCCCATCAGCAGAACATTGAATCGCATAAGTCACACCACTGGAATTGTCATTATCAGCAAAAGTAAATACTATTTCGCCTTCGGAATGCGAAGAATATACGGGTGTTCCGGGGACTCGTGCTGCTCCGGCTACATAACGCCCCGGCCCAAAATCCGTTTCTTGGTCGACAATTGGCGGCACTATCTATATCTCCTAACTTGCTGTATCTGCGCGAACGTCTTCCTGCGTGTCATATTCAACACTCCATCCCAATAATTTTGGCTTTTTCGCCGTACAGTTATTTATAATAAACTCAAAAGCGTGTGAAAATCCAGTAACATTAAGTTTATGTAATAAATGTTTATATCGATAATTACTTGCTTCTGCCATTGATATTTCTGCCGGGTAAGCTCGATAGTATCCTGCAGTAACCCATGTTGCACCAGAGGTCAAATATGATAATGCTGCCCACAACCCAGCCGAAAAATCAGTTGCAAATGTTCCAGCTACATGAGTAACATTGCATTTATAATATGTAGTAGAATTTTTTACCATACCCGCTACGTATGCAGTATTCCCATTGATATAATGATTTATCGTTATAACTCCCGCGTCATTATCCTCATGTACAAGTTTAATCTGTCTTGCTGTGGACTCTTCCCACAAAGACCCCGACAATATCATATCGGCTGATTTGACTTTATGTTGCATTTTATTAGTACTACTCCAATACAACCCATCTTCCATTTTGAGCATGTATCCAGTCGATGTATAACCGTAATTATATTTATTCCCGTCGGTGTCCTCTACGGTTATCGCTCCAGATGGATAATCGGCGGTCGGTACTTTCTGATACCATTTCTGTCTTACAAGATCATACACAAACCATTTATTAGCCGATGCCGATGTGCTTGTAGGGATGATAACGTTATATTCTTTATACATATAGTCATACCAAGCACGAGCTTCTTTTATGTAAGCTGCGCCTAAATACAAGGATGCGCCAGCAGTGCCAGAGGTATCTTCTGGGTCGAAATAAGGTTCAAGTCCTGGTACCGCCCTGATGGAATTACCGAGAAATATTACCGGCCCCTTGTCTGAAATCCACATTGCAATGTTCTGGTCAGGCTGATTGGCACTTGGAAACGATACTTCTGCCGCCACTAATGATAATGGTGCTACATTCCCGACTGTTTTTGATACCGTGTATATTCTGAATGTTTCGGGATTATCGCCCATAAGCATATAAGTTTCGTTATTCTTAAAAAATAGTGCAACTGTTTCTATATTATCACCATATTGTCCATATAATTCAATAGCCGATGTTAATGCGGAATTATCTCCAAAGTATAAAGAACGTTCATTGAATGTTCCGCTCGCATCTTCACCATTGTAAACATCTGGTTGATTTGCCATGCTATAATCCGCTCGGTTGTATTCTTTATCAGATTGCGAATTGCACCACATGGCTCTATTTTTATACATGAATGGGAATTTATGTAATTTCTGGATAGTTTTGTATCTTGGAACACCTGTAAATTGGTCGAGAATCAATGTTAAAAATCTTTGTTGAAGCGATTCGTAAGTCCATGATATTTTATATTTATAACCCTTGATGTCATTTATTTCCGATTGTTTTTCTAAACCAGTATATGCAGTACCATCAGAATTATAAAGAGGAATTTCAAAAAATTGTATACCTCCCTGTTCAAGCATATAATAATTAGATAAACCCGCTTCTGCATTTTTTATAGTATCATAAACATTTTGGGCTTTAACATACTGGCTACCATCCCAAAAATAAACAGTCATGGAATTAACATCGCCACCCGTTTCGCTTCTGAATAAATCCCATTTGAACGCACACATCGGTTCTCTAAATAATACTTCTATATAGTCTTCGTCAGCTTCGTTTAATCCGAGTGCAGTTCCTCCAGAATTGGCTCCTATCGGTATTAATCCTGCTAAATCTAAATCTTCATCCACGGAATCATAATTATATTTTCTTATTGTTTGGTCTATGGTTTCAAGTGTATATTCTCTACGGTTATATTTGGAACCTTCATATTTTATATAAATAAATTTAAGGCATGTTCTATAAATTCCATCCCATAAATCTATTAAATCTTGTATAATTGCATTCAAAGTAATATTAGATATAATAACAGTGCCAGTAGATAATTCAAATCGGTAGAAATATAAATAATATCCATCAATAAACATTGGTTTGGCAAGGGAAGAGGTATCTTCAAAAGTAACAGTATCGACAGAACTTGAAGTTGAAACAGCCAAACTATCAAGAGTTACAAATTTCTCTCCATCAAAATACTTACCCGATAAAGTGGAAGTAGTAAAAGCACCGCTTGTAGTTTTTATTTTCATGCCCTGAATGGGTCTTGTCGAGCCTATTAAAAAATATTTATACGCCGCAGCATTGCCAACTGAAAATGTATTGCCAGTAGATGTTGCTGCGTTATTAAGAATCGTAGTATTATCACTCAAATTATAAAAATATGGACTCGCTATATATGGTGCTGCGCCCAACATTGTTTTTGCTGCTGTTGTGGCAACAGTGAAACCAACCGTATAAGCAGCATCTCCATTTCCCGTAAATAGTATTGTATGACTTGCCTCTCCCGCATCTATATAAAATTTACTAATACGAAATTCAACGGTAGCACTTGGCAAATCCAACGTGCCGTTAGCTCTTATTTGAGTTTGTATTGCTGCCGCAAGAGTTATCCCTGTATACGTAGTACTGGGTATTGTAATTGTTGCTGTACCGTGATTACTCGTAAATTCTAATTCATTATTTGCTCCAGCAATCGTTATTGTAGGCTCCGTACCATACAAAAACGCCCCTATTGGCATTTCATCCCCAGCCCATATCAGATTCTCATATTCATTGCATATCCCAACATGACCATTAGGCAAAAGTGACATGCGCGCAAGTGTATCTGTAGAATTATCTGTTTCATTATAAAGTGTTGTGTATTCTGTCGCCGTATCGCTTACCAATGATGCTGAATAAGCACTCGAAGTAGCTGTGAAACCAATAATACTGCCTATGGTATTCGCAACCTCATAATATTTGCATGTACCTCCGGTAGTTGCTATTGTGAATTTATTTGTCGTTGTACTATAGGAAACAGCGAAAGTCAAAGCATCTCCCTGATTCAGCACACTATTATAATTCATTGCAGTCTGTATTATACTTGCAAGAGCAGAACCGCTTGCATACGCAGTTTGCGTTATATTGAGATATACATATCCAGAATAAGTAGCCCCGCCAGTATAATAACTTTGTAACGCAAGAATATTATTGGTATTATCTACTAACCATTCATAAATATTAAAATTACTGGTATCGGGTATTGTTCCAGTATTTGTAATTAATATTGGAGTGTTATCTATCAAAGATAGACCTTGCGCAATAATATAACTTTCTTGGTCATAGTTTGTTTTTAGTTGAATGGCATTTGTAATATTTCTATCTGTCGTAGTCGTATTTATCCTGCTATAACCGCCGACGCCCTCTAATCCAAAATCAGTATATCGCATATTTTCTATATTGGCATAGTTTTTTGCGCCTATTCTAACGGGATCGCCTTTTGGTAACCACGCACCGGTAAAATCATCTTCAAATTTTTTGTACGGTGGAGTTGCATCGGTTGCAACTAATATTTCAGATGGAACTACAATAGGTTTTCCTATTGGCATTACTCGTGTAGTATCAGGCGCCGATACAACTTCTGTAGATACAATTGGTTCCTGCCTCACAACTGTAGGTATTTTCTCATCTCTTGCCGATACTACTTCTGGAGACACAACAACGGGTCTGTCAATGCGCGATACTTTATCTTCATCTGGTGCGGAAACAACTTCTGGAGAAATGGTCACTGGTGTTGTTATTTTAGCAATCTTTTCAGTATCTTGTGCGGAAACAACTTCTGGAGAGACAACAACAGGTTTACCAATTCGTGATACCTTATCTTCATCGTCGGAGGTTTGTACTTCAGTAGGAATAATCGGTTCTTGTAATTTAGGCGTTAATATTCGTTCGTCCGAAGATAATTGCACTTCTGGATTGACCGTTATTGGAGATGTTATTTTCTGTATATTATCGGTATCTGTGGCAGAATTAATATCCGTTGAAACGATCGCATCACGCACTTTAGGCGTAGGTGTGCGCTCATCGGAAGAGACAGAAATATCTCCCGATACGGAAGAATCCAGTAATTGGGGTGTTGATGTTCTTTCGTCTGAAGCCTGATTAATTTCTGTGCCGACAAACGGTTCTTGCTGTTTTATATCTTTAGTATATTCATCTCGCGCAATAGACAAGTCTGTTTTGACAACGGCATCTAATTTTCTGGCGGTGATTTTCTTATCAGGCTGTTTCATATGACGTTTCAGTGTCATCTTGTCTCCTGATTGTAATTAAGATACCGTTACCGTAACATCGGGAATCCTTGCTAGGTCGTATGAATCGACTCTACTAACATTACCAAATACGTCAAATCGCCAGCGGTTACACCCATCAATAAATCTCTGTATATTTAACGCTGAAAGTCTATGTTTACCAAGACGCGCATAAACACAACTTAAAGCATAATAAAGAGGTAGAAGTCTTAAACCGTATGGTAGATTTAGTGGCTCGGTAGTACCAGAACCAAAAGATGTAGCAACGCTATATCCTTTAACAGAAAGAGTATCCGAAGCTGCTATAGCCGCCGAAGGAACCGGCCATACCCAAATCTTTTGTACTGTATTAGATGGATGAGTAAAATAATATTTGGGTCTACCTGGAGTATTCCCTAAACTACCACTGTTGCCAACTGCTTGCATGTGTATTCTTTGTAGACCATAAACTACCCCCGTCGCTGTAGTAATACATTCACCAGATTCTATGCGTACAAAAGTAGTTGATAATGCATAACCAGATGTATTTGCAACAAGAGTTATACTGGCTTGTTCTGCATCACGTCCTAAAGACAATGCCTGACAAGCTCTTGCTCCCAAATCAATAAATCTTTCAAGATCGGTTGTTGATGTGCCTGATTCCGTTCCACTGCTGAATATTCTCGCTATCGGTTCATTTATTTCATCACGTATCATTTGAACAAGGTCAAATTCCGCGTATGCTGTTGTAGCTGCCATAATTTATATTCTCCTTTTAACCTACAAATTCTGTTCTATCGGGAATATTCATCATATCTGCACTATCTACGCCAAGATATAGATTGTCATTTTCCCTATGAAATGTAATAAAATTATCAAAATACGACCTATACTGTATCGCCTGTTCTGGTTTACCAATTTTCATTAATGCTTGTGAATAAGCATACCATATTAAATAAGGTTGATAATGCATTGGAATGTAATCATCGAAAATATTGGCTGATGTAATATCTGTTCCTGCTTTATAATAAAATACGGTTATGCCGTAAGTTGCCGCAACGGTTGGCAACGGCCATATATATAATATATCGTCAAACCATAACCATTCTTTTGGTGCACCAGCAGTTGAAGCACGGATATTAGAAAAATGACGTGGATGCATTTTAATTAATGCTTGTGCCGCCGTTCCCATTATTTCTGGTGTTGTAATTGCACCCCCATTATATATAACGCCGCGAACAGTTATACAGTCAGTCATACCCAAAGTTGCTGCAGTATACTCCACTTGATTTGTAACAAGAGCAGTACTGGCTGTAGTTCCAGAAGCAAGATTTCTTTTCATAATAAGTAATGTAGCCTGATTAATATATCTACTTATTTCGGCATCAGATACTCTTCTTGCATTGGGTTCACCAAGCAATGTTCTCACTTCTGTTATAAGCAAAGCATCAGTATCTATTGTAGGCCATGCCATATTATAATCCTCCCGTCAAATGATAAACTTCTTCACCTTCTATTTTACGACTCGTTACTATTTCATTCGGATAATACTTTTCACTTACCTTCGGTTCACTTGTGTCATCAAGCGATTCAACAATGGTTTGAACTGTTATTCCTGGTTCTCCATATTTTCTTATGGCATAAATCGTTGTTCTCTTTTTGCCCTTAATCTCTTCGCTGATAAAATATTTGTTATCGGCCATATCACACCTTCCTTATTAGTAATTTCTTATATCAGGAACCATATATATTGATGTATTGTGTTCTGAATCAAACCTGCGCACTGTATTCAATGATTCCTGCGCCATTTTTATAATATATTTCATTCTATCTTCTACAATTTCATCCATATATTCAGGAGCTAATCTCAACGCAAGATTATATTTCACTGCCTCAATCCATTCTACGGGGAAATCACAATCATCTGTTGCTGCATCAAAATCCTGAATTGGTTTTTTAATAGTTAAATTAATTACATTGTCAACATCATCATTTGTCGGCCATACATAAAGTGTTCCATTAGTCAATTGCGGATCATAATAAATCATATTCGGACTACCCGAATTGTCTTTATCTGCAATATTAAAATATTCATCTCTCGAGATAATCCTGATTGGTGTTTCAGTGCCTTCTGAAGTGTCTTCAAGTGTAACACGACATACTTCAAGCGGTCTTTGTGTTTTTGCCTGATAGCAATAAACTGTGTCTCCATCATTTGCGTCATCTGTCAAGGCTACTGCCAAGGTAACGGTTGTGCCCGAAGGCGCGCCGCTAACAGTTGTCCATTGTAGTGTGCCATCATCAAGTTGCACGGCAATATTATAAGCGCTCGTAATTCCAGTTGCTGAATCTACAATTATAGTCGTTGCTCCTAAATCAACATCTCCATCTAATGTCGTTCTTACATAAGATTCAGTTGCATGTCCTGCCGAAGCTCCCAAAGAAAAACTTTCAGTTTCATATTGAGGGAATACAGTCACTTGTTTAAATAGCCATAAACCGATATTTTGCGCCGCCCATCCTTTCAGCATCACGTTCAATGCTTCCGCACAATCAGTTACAATCACGGATG